GCTATCGGGATACCGTTTACCGTGACCATCTCGGCAACCGAACAGTTGGCTATGGTCATCTATGCCTGGACAATGAAAAGTGGAGCGACAGTAAAGTGTATCCACGCAAGGTTCTTGACCAGACATTTGACTACGATTTCAATATTGCCCTGAATGATGCACGCAAGCTCATCGTTGAGGACAGTATTCATCCAGACGCTTTTGCCTGCCTGATAAACCTTTGTTTTAATATTGGAGGTCCTAGAGCTAGCCGTTTCAAGAAATTGCTAATTGCCCTGGAAGATAAGAACTATCCTGAAGCATCAAAGGAAATGCTTGACAGTAAATGGGCTAAACAAGTACCAACTAGAGCAAATGAATTAGCAAAAATAATGAGGAACATTTAATGGTATTAGGAAAATTATTTGGTAGTGGAACAATTAAAGCAGTAGGAAATATTGTTGATGAATTATACACCTCTGAAGAAGAAAGAGAACAAGCTAAACTAGCCATTAAAAAAGTTGAAGCAGAATTAAAGAAAAGACAAATGGATATTAACCTTGCTGATGCTCAAAGCAAAGCAGGAGGAATATCAGGAATGATACAACGCATCTGGAGGCCTCTCATTGGTTTCAGTTGTGCATTAGCTATCTTTTGGGAATATGTATTAAAACAATTTTTAATGTTTCTAATTGCTACATTTAATTGGGAAACTAAACCATTACCTGAATTGGATATGGGAACACTTATGCCTTTAGTTATGGCTTTACTAGGTATGGGAGCTTTAAGAAGCTATGAAAAAGTTAAAAAAGTCAATGTTGATCAACCAAAACAATAGGAGGTTACATGAACTTACTTAAAGATTTATGGACACACTTGAAAGAGTGGTCCGATTGGAAAATGAAAGACTGGATCAAGGCGGGAATAGTCGCTATTGTAGTTTTGTTTGTCATTTCTAAAATGATGGGAGGAGCAGCTTAATGCCACAAGTAGGAAAAAAACATTACAGCTATACTGCTGCGGGGATGAAAAAAGCTAAAGCAGAGGCAAAAAGAACTGGAAAGAAAATAAAGAAGAAGAAAAAGAAGGAATAATGAAAAACATTCCCACCGTTGGAAAGATGATCCATATAGTGTGGGAGGACATATTTGAAATGGGTGCTGGATGGCACTCAAAAACCGATGTTGACAAGCACAAGCCTATTGCATGTGAATCAATAGGTTGGGTGCATAAAATTACAGATAAGTATTTAACAATTATTGGGGACAAGAGCATTGATGGAAAAGACCGAGAATATGGAAGGATTCAATCAATACCCAATGCGACAATTACAAAAATTAAAATATTGAAATAGGGGGAGTGGAGTAACATCTGCTCCCCCTTTTTTTTATGCCTATTTGTTTTTTATAGGATAAAGGATTTTATCAATCTCTGGCTCTATTTGATCTATAAATATTTTGGCGAAAACAGAGTCAATAGATGAAAAATAATTATCTTTTAGTGTAATTCTAAATAGGTTGATAAGAATTTTAAATTTAATTAAGCTCTGTTCGTCAAAAGATATGGTAGCCACATTTGGTTTATTAGAATCATATCTGATGCTTAATTTTTTCATTTTATTTTCCTTTCTATAAATTAATAAAAAATTAATTTATAAAAAAGTATATCATACGACTTTTTCAAATTTGATGATCTCAACGGAACCCTCTCAAAAATTAGGAGGGGTTTTTATATAGCAAACTAAAAAGAAAATTAAAAAAAAGCTTTTTTTGATTTTAGGGATAGTTTTGTTCCCGTTATGTCTAGCGGTTATCCACAAGGTTTTCTGTCATTATTTAGATGTCTATGGGAACTTGCGGGCAATTTTTAACCCTACATATTTAAAGTTAAACGGGGGCTATGGAAGTAGAAAATCTAGCCCCCGCTACTTACACAACCATTAAGGTAATGCAATTCTATTTAGAATCCTCATATCCTGTCGCTTCTGGATGTGGCCTTGCATCTTTTTTAATAAACTCCCTGAAAGTATCTATTTCCTTTCTCTCCTCTAGTGTTGTTAAAGATTTTCTTTCAGTAAAAATAGGAGATTGAGGTTGTGCTGGTTTGTACTCGAAGGCCTTTACATCATCCCTGTTTCTACGCATGTGGCCATCGGTAATCTGATTATAAAATTCTTCTTCCGCTACAAATTTTCCCTTATGGTCCTGAAAGACGATAACCCATCCTGTGATTAAATCATTGAACACTTGTTTCTCAAAACTGGCAACCGAATTGTGATAGCTCATGGAAAGATATTCGATAATTTTATTTTTCATTAATGAGCGTTCCTCCCCATCACCAAATCTAACCGTCCAAATGGGTTTTTCATGAAGGTTTGTTTTAGGATTCATTCCGCCTTCAGGCACTTCAATTATTTTTACAATAGGTTTTGTCATTTTTTATTATAGATCCCTTCTCCAATTCCCCACAACATAAAAACAACCGCCCCAAGCAAGAGGATGACAATGATGGCGTAGATATGAAACCAAATCATACTGACCCTCTTTTATATTGGGTCTGCCACACACTAATAATGCGATCTGCTGTGTTTCTTTTATTTCTTATTTCTTTAAATTCTTTGTGAGCTTTTTTCAGTTTAGGACGAAACTCTTGTGTATATTTATCGGAAGCTAAAGCGTGGGTTGTTCTTTCACTATCAGATTTATAATTGTGATAAGTATTAATTTTTAAATCACTTATAAAAGATTTTTCTTCTCTTTTTAAATCTTCAAATTCAGATTCTTTGTGGGCTTCCTCAATGTCAGTATCAGAAAGATAGGTTAATTTTTCTTCTACAATTATTTCATTTAATACAATTTTTTCTTTATTTTCCATTTTCAATTATACCCTCCTTGCGTAAAGTATATGCCATATCCTTTAACTTGAAAATATATTTTTTATCTTCCGCATAGACCGATAGAGTTTCAATAAGTTTTTCAATATCCACTTCGTCCACAATGTATTGGCGTAGTCTTTCATTCCTAAAATCTTCATAATGGTAGCTTTCATTTAATAAATCCGTATAAGCTATAACACTATCGCATTTTCTTGTAAAGATTCTTACTTTTGCCCCTGAATTATCAAGGGAAAGCATGTATTCTTCATCATCGAGGGCCTTGATGCCAAAGAAATTATTTCCCTCTTTTGCGAACCTGGAATTGCCATCCGCACCCGATTCGTGGAGAGCTTGAACCAAAGTCAATTCGAGGGGAACCCTACGAAAATCCTGGAGATGGCTATTATAGGCCACCGCACAATCTTTAATGCCCCGAATAAACTCTTGTCGGTTAGTGTATTCAAAATCCCAATTAAAAACACCTGAACAAAGCAACGATAAAGTTGCACACAAGACGGGAAGGGTATTCATTTCTTCTTTTTTTTCTTTAATCTGATGTTGGTAAGCACCGCCAATTTCAAGGCTCGGATAACTTCCCCATCCGTCCTTATAAGGGAGAGTAAATATTTTTTAAAAATTCTTGCAAACATTTTACAACTTATCAACTAATTCTAAATATTTTTTCTTATATTTATTTTTCATTGACACTTGAAATTCGTAGCGTTTCTTCCATTTCAACAAATGCTTATCGTAAGCCAGTCGCAATTTTAAATACCAGTTTGTAGTTTTATACATCATCTTATTCCTCATTCCATTTACCTATTAATTCTTGCAAGGTTCGCATTGGCATAAAAGCGTAGCTCTCTTGGACTGAATGGTGATCGGGAATTAAAACTAACAAGTCATTTCCCCCAATCCATCCAGTAAAAACTTTAGGAGGATTTTTTCTTGCCTTCACTTCCACTTTTAGTCGCACTTCATTATTTAAACGCACTTGCACATCACCAGGAAAATCACGCAACGCCCCGCTTAAAGGAGTTCTAAAAGCATTAAAGCCATTGTGTTCAAACCATTTTTTGACTAAATGCTCTTTGCGTCTGCCTTTATTTTTAGGTTTATTGACCATTTTTCTTATTGAAATAGTCAGACCTTGATTGTTGAATAGCACAAGAAATGGCAACTGCTCTTTTATTTTCTTGATCCAAATTTTTTAAGTTTGGAAACTGGTCTATCAAACCAAAGGCCGTGTCTATGTTTCTTAAAGTACGCATCGTTTCTTCAGGGCCAGATGAATTATTTTGAGAAACTTCTTTTTTTACATTGGCCCCGTAGTTGAAATCAGTATTATCCTGTGGTGGTGCAACGGGAGCAGGACTATCACTTGAACTTGTAATATTGCTAATGACATTCCCGAAGTCAGTTTTTTCCCAATCAAACTCAACGGATTGTCCAACTTGAATATCACCAACGCCCAATTCATTTGTCTTATCATAGGCTTTCAAGGGAAACTTAAATTTAGGGTTATCTACATCAATCACTAATCCCTGAAACCCCTTTCCAGTTTGGTATTTTTCTTTTACTTTACCTGTTAACATATTTTTTACTCCTTTTATTTTTGGTAAACAATCTTTCAATCTTTGCATGGTTATCCCATCCTTTCCTAAACAATTTAAACTGGGCGAATCCCAACTTTAAATCTTTTTTAGAAAACTCTTTAATCTCCAGTTTGCTGTTGTCTTTTGGCAACCTGACTATAATAGCTTTATCAATATCAATATTATCTGTTTCTTTTACTAGGTGTCCATACGCACCCAACTGAATTACTGTATCTTCATAGATAGCTTTTCCTGTTTTGAAATCAACAAGAATGATTAGTGGTACAAAGGTCTTATACCCCTTTTCGTTTTGATAAAGGACGAGCTTTTTAACCAACAGATCAGGGCAACCACCATACTTTAATTTTGGAGAAACCATTTTTTTTTCTGTCCACAAAACTTCATAGTTCTGTTCATCCCACCATTCCTTGAACTTGTTAAACGCCTTGATGACTTTCTCATCAGTAGGTTCTTCATAATCCCAACCCTTAATATAACTTTCACTTAAATAATGGACGGAAGTTCCTTGTTTCCCCGCAGTATCTCTGGTTTCACGATAGTCGAGGCCCTCCACCCCTTGTTTCCAAGCCCAATGTATTAAAGCACCACTATTTTTAAACTTACCTATAATGGTTGTCGTTCCAGGCAGCAACTTTCCATCTAATTCATATTTTCCTGTTGGCATTATTTATTTATCTTTTCTATTGTTTTAATTTCATCCAAATGGTCTTGAGCCTTGAGCTTGTCATCATAATTCTCATCTTCTTGTTCTGGAATATAAGATTCAACGCCTTCAAAACCAGATACAATGTGATAATTTTTCTTTTTCTTGGGAACTAAACATGTTTCCCCCTCCCAAGACACTTCCACAAGGTTTTTTTTCTTAAAGGCATCTAATCTTTTTATTAAATTTTTCAATTTATTTTTATTAAAATTAAATTTTTCAATAACAAGTTTATGCAAATCTTCTCCCAATCTTTCCACATCCATCAGTTCCCCTCCTGATTTTCTATTACCGGTATTGTTTCCCCTTCCAATTCTCCCCTTTGTTTAATCTCATTGAAAGCGGCTTCTTCGTCAAATTTTGGTGATATAGTAAAGTCTTGTGGTTCAGGTTTTGCTGCTGATTGGTTATTTTCTCTTTCCTTGTTTTTATCCTCTAGTATTTGATGACCATTGGTAAGTAATTCATAAAACAGTTTGGGTGGCATTTGCTTGAGGTCATAATCATCATAAACTATTGTCCAAGTAAAAATTTTAGCAGTAGGTGATGTGTGTTTCCACCTTTTAAAAGAAAAAGCTGTTTTGGGAGGCATTGTTCCCTTACTGATTAAGTCAATCATTGACACTCGCCCCATTGTCCTAACGGTTGCATCCCCAAAATGCAATTCCCAAAGGGTTTCTTCTCGTAAATTTGTTTCAGGGTTAATACCCCCTTCGTCTTTCTGGTCTATGTGTAGAAGTTCCTTTATCCTACCCAATTCACCCCCTCCTTCCAATTCCATTATATTACCTCCAACATTTTTTTAGTATTTTCAATTTCAGAATCAATCTCCATAACTAATTTCTTATAATGTTTCATTATAGGTTCATCTACTTTCTTACCTGAATCACGATAAGCATAAAGTAAATGCCAATAAGCAGCTCTCAAGCCTTCTTTTGCTCTAAGTATCTTACTTTCATTTCTCATCATTTGTTCTTGTCTGCCATTTAATTCCTCGACTTGTACTTCATTTATTTCTTCACGCATAATACCTCCAAATCACTAATCGGCACAATTTTTAATACATTGTTTTTTATAGTCATTGTTGAGTAACGGGGGGATGATAAAATTTTTTCAGAATTTGCTTTATATCGAGAAGGAAATACTTTATGACCATCTTCGTCCTTATACAAAATTTGCACTTCAACATCCCCCCCTCGTAATTTCTCCACACTTAAACCAACCGATCTATTGTACCAAATAGGCTTTTTTATTTTAATTGTATTCATACAGTGTGCTATCTATTTTCAACCATCATCCAATTCAACGATTTCGCTGATAGTATTGATGACTTCTTCTTCCTTTTCGTGAAGTGCTTCCAGCTTGTCCAGTTGCTTCCTCACTTTTTCCTGAACCTTCTCAAGTTCACTTTTTTTAATTTTCTTCTTCGCCATGACTATCCTTTCTATGATATTTTTATACATTATTTTCTTGATTTTTCAAAGAAAAAAATGTTATAGATAATTATGAAATTAGAAAAATGGCGTATAACCAAAGGTATTAAGTATAGTGAACTGGCAAAAATGATGGAATTAACCATTAAAAATCCGATAGCCAAGCTGCGAGGGTATTGTGTAGGAACAAATATTCCCCGTGAAAAAGAAATTATGCAACGCATATTCAAAATCACAAAAAAGCAGGTTTCGGCTAATGACTTCTACGACTTAAAATGATAGTAGTGAATGACCAACCAACAAAGGATAATATACTATCGTTGGATTAACATTTGCAAGGAATTGAACTATTTGTGGCCCACTATGGAGAAAGATTTGCGAGAATTAGCCTGTAATGAGTGAAAAAATATTTTCTAAACCTGTCAGGGTTAATGATTTTATAGCCAATACAGTTAATCTTTCAAATGAAAATATGGGCATTTACTGGCGATTATTGTGCTACAGTTGGGAAAGCAAAGCTATGCTTTGCAATAATGAAGAAGATATTTATGAAATTACAAAAGCATATAATGAGGAAGTAAGAAAAAAGGTTGATAAAATAATAAGCAAATACTTCATACCTTATGAAAAATTTAAACTATTTATAAATGAAGTTTTAGAAAACCTAGCTAAATATAAATTTTCTGAAAACCATTGTATGTATATCAAAAAACATTATCTTAATGTGGATAGTAATTGTTATTTTCAAAAGGCCCAATGGCTAGAGTGGGTAAGGGTTAATGGCAATTTTATTAGTCAAAGTAATGCTGGGAAAATAGGAGGTCAATCGAAAGCCAATCAGAACTCAAACGAAACCGAAGCACTTATACTTACTACTTATACCAATACTAATACTAATAAAAATATTAATAAAAAAATAAAGTATTCTGTTTCTTTTGAAAAATTCTGGGGAAAGGGAGTAGATAACATAAAAAATCGTAGTACAAAAAGCGATACTTTTAAACAATGGAGTAAGCTCTCCGAAGAAGATAAAAAAGATTTAAGAGAGAAGTGGGATTTCTACAAGGATTCAAAAGGAGATTATTACAAGGCTTGTGAACGCTTCCTAGCTAAAAGGATTTTTGAGGAAATCAGCTTAGGGGGAAAGGTGGTCGAGTTCGATCCCCTAAAAAGAATAAAGGGATATGTTCCCTTTGTGAAAAGAAAACAGCATATTCCCACAATATCCTCCGATATGGTGGACACTATGCTAAAAGAGGGGTGGATTTCACAGGAAGAATACGATAATTGGTAAAAAAGGAGAAATATTGAAAAATAAAAATAAGAAAAAGAAGAAAGGCACAAAAGAATTTTACTTAAATACTTTTAAAAAAGAATATCCTAACAGGAATGGGACTCTTTGCATAAATTATAATCGCAAAGACGAGAACACTTATGTCTTTTACTGGGATCAACGAGATTACTTCACTGAATTTCATAATAGGAATTTGCTGCACCCAATTCCTAAAATAAATACTTTGTATTTTGTAAGCGGTTTAAGACTTCGACAAGCCTTTCGGAGTGCTTTTCGGCAACCTAAATTAAGTATGAGTTACAACGAGAAACAGAACGAACCACAAAATAATAACGATTACATTCCCATAGGAGATGGCTTCAAATACTACAATTTTTTAGTGGATTTAATTCCCCCTAGTGCATGGCCCATAATTAAACAAGTGGTTATCGAGGAAAAACCAACAGAACAAGACAATTGGCGGGTTAGACAATCCCTAATGAGCCTACTTTCTGATGGGCTTGGTAGCTTGTTTGACTTTTTCTACAACAAGAATCCAAGATCCAAAAGTTTGCCAAGCTATGTAAATTAAGGTTATCCACAAGAAATGTTCCCGATATGTTCTAAAGTGTTGTATTTTTACAACAGGTGTGGTATAATTGCTATTGCAATTAAAATGCGGTTCTTTGTGTTTTTTTTTAGGGTTAAATATGCCGAATATTAAAAATCAAAAATTAATATTAGATCAGTATATGAAACCGCCACAGTCCCGCTTATATATCATAGACGAACGAACAATCGGAATGACGATTTACTTTGAAGATGATGAGGACCAAAACACCTTTATATCCAATTATCAGAAGGGTTTAGAGGCCCACAAGGGAAAACCACCGCAACCAACTCATATTGACGATTTTCCCCTTGTTTCGACCTTATTGCATTAATCTATTTCCCCTCCTTTATTTAAGATATTTTTTGTATTGTTTTACAAAAGAATCTTTCTTTTCGGTGTATTCCATATTAATTTGAATACCTACACCATTTAAACAAACAGGGTTTTCCTTGCTTAATTTCCCTGAAAATTGCATTTTATTATTAGAACCAATGAAAACAAATATTCTATCTGCAAATATATGAATTAATTGTTCTATATTCTCATTGGTTAGTTTATTCGCTACTTCAATTATTTCTTTAGGATTCATTTTTAAAACCTCCAATTCTAAACAAGTTAATCTTCAATTCAGTATCAAATAAATTTTTCTTCTTATTCAATCCACATTCTTTTCTAGTTCTCTTTTCTCTTTCCCTATTCCAATAAATAGGTTTAGTCGTTCTTTTAAGATAATCGTATGTTGTTTTATCCATTATTTACCCTTTCTGAAATTAAAAATATCTCTCTTTCAAGTTCTTGAGCTTTATCCCAAACATCAATAAATTTTCTCAACCAATTTTTTTGATTGTGATTTAGTTTTGGATTACCCATAAGTTCTTCATATGCACTACCTAAAGGCGATAACTTTTGCCTATCGCCCCAATCATTGTAGATACCTATCAACAAATCTATTGAATTCGGACTACTCAATATTTAATCCTCATTCCATAATTGCTTTATCATCTCAATTACCTCATTGTAATTAAGAGCGAAGCCAACAAATATAAAACCCAAAAAGATACCGATTAAGTGTATTTCAGTCATTTACGCAACCTCCTTGAGTTCAACTGAAAAATTATGAATTCTTAAATATTCAGCCATTTTTTCAACAGCATAAAGCCTGTCGGTTCTGCAAGGTATTCCAATGCCGTTTAGATCAGTTAAGTTTAAATCCAAACTGATTCTAATACTTTCGCCCAGTTCATTTAATTTTTTAATTTCTTTGTTGCTTAATACATCACTCATTTTTAACCCCTTTATTAATTAAATAGCTTATTAAAAACTTTGTATAATAAACTTATTACTATCTTGGATTTTTATAACAGTAGTATTATCTTCAATTTTATCAATTGTTGGATAATCTTCTTTATCATAATCGTTCCAAAATTCTTGAATATTCTCATATTCTGAATACTCACAACACAACGCTATTGGATCAAATTCAATCTTTTCTCCAGTATCGTCCTCTAATTCTTCAAGATAATCAAACAATGCTCTTCTCCCTTCATAAGAAAAGTTATTTTTATAATTGCTATTATCTTTAATAAACCAATCATTAAATTGATTAAAATTTACAGTATCATACATTAT